TCCTCGGTCGCCTTCTTCGTCTCCTCCTCGTAGTCCTTCGTCTTGCCGATCGCTAGCTCGAAGGCATCCTTGATGCCATAGCCGGAGGTAATCAGATCGCGGAAATTGCGGAGCGCATTCCCGAGGGCGTAGCCGCCGAGGGCGCCGGCGACGAGGAGCCCGCCCTGCGCGAGGGTTTGCAGAATGCCCGAGCCCGTCCGCGCGATCGTAAAGAGGGTATTGAGTTCCTTCGTCGAGATATCGAGGCCGGGAATCAGATCCCGGAGGAGCGCCGTCCCGAGATGCTGGACACCGGACGCGCTACTATGTCCGCTCGCCCCGACGCCGTCCATCCCCTTTTTGGCAGCGTCCATTTGCGCGCTGAATTGCGCCGTTTCGGCGCGGATCATGACGACGAGTTCGCCGAGCGATTGCGAGCTAGCCATTACGCCGCCATGGGGAATCGCTTGACCGCGTTTTGGATGCCGCGCCAGGCGGTCGCCGCGAAGCGATCGAGCGCGATCTGCGCCGAGGTGATGAGCGCCTTCGTCAAGGGTGCTTGCGGCCGGATACCTGGATGAAAGACTTGGCGGCGGAAGTGCGCGTCAGGGAGCTTGAGATTCTTCCGCGTGGTGATCCGCCCGGACGCAATCCCCTGCGCGAGCAGGCGCGCGCTCTTGACCGCCCCGATACTCCGGAGGAGACGCTTCGCGCGCCTGGCTTCCCGCGCGTCCGTCGTCCCGCCCTTGATGATCCAGCCCCGGCCGCCGCTCTTCTTCCCGACGGCGCCCAGCTCCAACCAGCGGAGCTTGAAATTGAGCTTGCCCGCATCGATCGCGGCCGTTCCGGTCTGCTTCGCCGGATCGACCTGGACCTTGACGCGCAGGGCCGCCGCCGTCTCGCCCGTCCTAGAGTGGATATTCGCCGCCGCCTGCGCCCGGACGACCTCGCCCGAGGCCGCGAGGGCATCGCTGAGAATCGGCCCGGCGACCGCGGCCGGCAGTCGATCGAGGATCTCGCTCATGCGGGCCAGGCCGCGGACGTCGAGCGAGACGGTGATATTAGTCACGACGATCGTCCTGGAACCAGAGGCGCTCGATCTTCGCGAAGAGCTGATCGGCGCTGAGCCGCGTCGCTTCGGGCATCGGCCCCGGCATCGCCGGAAGCGGCGGCGGTGGCCCGCCCGCGAGATCCTCGGCTTCGTTCAGGTCGTACGCCATTTGATAGGTGAACTCGACGCTATCGACTCGCGTCAGCATCTCGCGGACCGTCATGCCCAGCCGCCGCGCGAGCGTTATGGCGTATCGGAGGAGCGGCTGGGCTCGAATTCCCCCTGCGCGGCGGAGACCTCCCGATCCCCGAACTTGTTATGCGCGAGGACGGCGTTCGCGACGCGAAGGATCGCCGAGGGGCTGAGATCGGCAATCGTGCCGAGCTCGTCGTCGGCGAAGAGCCGCGCGCCGTGCTCGTCGATGAGGCCCTCGGCCACGACGCGGGGGACCCAATCGAGCGACTCGCCCCCGAACGACTGAATGTAAAACTGAAGGCGCAACCGCTCGAGCCCGCCCAGGCGGCGAATCAGGACCGTCCCCTCCCACTCAGGGACTTCGAGCGCGAGGCGCGGGCGCGTGTCGGCGCTGAGAATGCCGGATTTGTCGAGATAGCCGGCCATGCGCCTAGAGCCTCGTCGGCTTGCCGGAGACGGCGAAGGTCGCCGTGCGCTCGAGCTTGCCGTCGACGACGTAGCCGGTCGTCCCCATGCTCTTGATGATCAAGACGTACTGGTAGCCGTGAATGCCGTCGCTGTGGACGACGCGATAGTTCCGCGGGGTATTCAGGCCGACTTCGTCCTCCATCGCTTGCTGGATCGCGTCCCCCTCGACGTAATTCATCTTCACCGTCGCCGTCCCGAAGTCCTGGAGACCGGCGCGCTTCTCGCGCGCGGACGATCCCAGATGCGACACGTCGATATCCGGAGCGGTCGGCGCGCCCATGCCGATATCATTGACCTCGGCGACGTCCTGATAGACCTCGGGCGTCCCGCCGTTCCCGCGCTGAAACTTCGCGCCATTCGCAATCTGCGCCAGACTCGCTGCCATGTCGTTCCCCCTAGGCCGAGGTGCCGATCAATACGAGGTCGTAATCGACCGGCGTCCCGGCGCCGCCGTTCGTAATCGCGAGGAGATCGCTCGTCCCCGCCCCGACTGCGGCAATCCCGACGGCGGCCGGACAGGCCAGGAGGAAGACGCCGCCAGGCGGCAGCGTCACCGCATCGCCCGCCGCGAGGAAGATCGGGACGCCATTCGCGCCAGGGCGCGTCACCTGGACGCTATTCGTATTCGCTCCGGATGCCGCGACGAGAATCGCCTTGAGCTTGACCGGCGCGAAGGCCGTCCCGAGGGCGTCGATGAGCCCGCCGCCGTTCAGATCGAGGGTGTCGGTGGCCGAGGGGGCGAGCGTGCGCGTATCGGCGAAGACGACGTCGGCCTGATTGGCGCCCGTCCCGGAGTCGAGAGCGAGCGCGACGCGCTTCTTCAGGGGGGCCGAGGCGCTGCCCATATCGCGCGCGCCCGTGAGGGTCGCGGACACGTCAGCGACGATATTCGAGACTAGGGCCATGATGCTTTCCTCCGCGCTCCGGTCTCCAGGTTGTCGTAGTCGATCTGCCGACCCTTCGCGAGCAGCTGCACTTCGACGCGCGGGACGGTCTCGGTGATATCGATCACATCCAGCGTGCGGTCCCGCCAGAGCAGGCGTAGGGCCGGCTCGGCATCCTTCGCGCTCCGGAGATCGTCGCGATAGCGGATCGCGAAGCGATACTGCTCTTGCCCGAGCGATGTCAGCTCGGCCTTGCAAGACGCGGGCGCCTCGATCAGGAACCACTCTTCCTTCACGTCGTCATAGCGCTCGAGGGTGATCCAGTCTTTCATCCGCGAGGCGAGCGTCATGCCGCGGTGAGCACTCGGTAGGACGCCACGAGCCGCTCGACCCACGGAGGGACGGTCGTCGCGCCGGTATCGCGGTTCGTATACATCTCCCCGGCCGTGGCGAGGAGCGCCATCCGAAGCGGCTCCGGGATCTGCGCGATGCGCGTCCCATAGCCGGCGACGAAGCGAATCGTAATCGGCGAGAGCAGGCCCGGCGTCACCTGCGACCACCAGCCGGCGGTCGAGGTAATCCGGCCCGGCTCGCTGATGATATCGACGACGTACGTCGAGGGATCGAGCGTCGTGACGACACCCGTACTATCGCGAATCTTGATCGACGTGACGCTCTGGAGCGGCGGGAGCGGCACGAGGAGTGGCGTCGCGACGTAGGCCGGCGTATATGGATAGGGCCAGTTCTGCGTGCCGACCGTGCTACCGGGCCAGCAATCGAGCGTCCAGTCCCACGTCTGCGTGAGGAAGGCGCGCCCGAGCGTGCCGTCGCGGCCCTCGAAGTAGCGACGCGCGGCGGCGAGCATCAGAACACAGAGCGCATCTTCGCTCGTCCCGTCGATCCGGAGATCCGCCTTGAAATCCGGGAGGAGCAGCTCCTCAAGGATCGGCGGATTGACTCCGGTCGGCGGTACGAGCGTCAAGCCCATGCATGCTTACCGCTTGTGACCCGTATCGCGCGCCGCTTGCTCCGGCTCGCCACTCGTGCGCGGCTTGCGACCATGCTTCTCCGCATGGTCGCCCGCCTCGGCGAAGCCGGCCTCGATCCACCGCTTCGCCTGGTCGTCGTCCATATCGACGACGTCGCCCGGCGCGTACTTGTGCCGCGCGTCGGACAGCTCCTGGAGAATCGTGACTTGCATGATCGATCTCCGTTAGGTCGTGAGGCCGAGATACTTCACCGGATTCGTCCCCGCATTGAGCAGATCGCCGTCCGCGCGCGCGAAGGCGAGGAAGGCGATTTGATGGAAGTCCGCATACCGCTCGTCGAGCCGGAGGAGCGTGATCCCGAGGGTGTCGCGGATCAGATACTTCTGAAGCGCGCCAAAGAGGACGGCCTTCGTCCCCGTGGTGACCGCGGTCGACATATCGTTGTTGATGTAGACGGGATAGCCGAGGAGCGTCGCGGGCGCGCCCTGCGCCATGCCCGACTCGGCGTTCGGTTGCCAGATCGGCCGGCCCGCCGTGTCGGTAATCTTCTTCAGGACGGCGACCTTATTGTCCGACATCATGAACGCAGCGCCCTGGCGGCGGTACGCCACGTCGACCGAATGCTCAAGATCGACGATGTTGGCATACGTAATACCGCCGCCAGTGGCGCCGGTCGGTCCGGCGACGGCCCGCGTGGTGATCCCAAACGGAAGCGTGGTCCCGGCGCCGTTCGTAAAGTGCGTATTCTGGATGCGCCCGATCCGCTCGCCGAGCATCTCGCCGAGCATCGCGGGGAGATTGACCGACGAATCCTGCATTAGCTCGACGGGGACGAGGACTTGCTTCGAGCTGTACTTGAAGGCGTGGAGCACGAGCTGCCCGAAGACGACGTCCTGATTGTTGACCTGCGTATTGATCCCGAGAATTTCTCCGGCGTTCGTCGTATCGTTCGCGGTCGGGATCGGGAGATCGGCGCCCGTGTCGGTCCGAAGAATCGTCGCGACCTGTCGCATGCCGCCGAACCAGAGCAGCGCTTTTTCGAGCGCGAGCATCATCTCGTCCGGGATCGTGTAGCCGCCGCCCGTGGTCGTCACCGTCTGGGCGCGTTGCTCCAGCTCCCACTCGCGAATGTCGCGCAGATCCCGCGGGGGGCGCTTCGAGAGACGCATCTCGAACGCCTTCGCCTGGAGGTTAAATCCCATACGCTCGGCGGCGTCTCGGTGCTCCTGGAGGACCGGCTTGTCCGTGCCCGTCAGGAACCAGCCCCGGAGGGCGAGATCGAAATCCTCGCGCGTCCGCTGGACGCGCCGGAGCGCCGCCTTCGCCCCGCTATCGAGCCCCGGCTGGCTCGGCTGCGTCTTCCGCTCTTCGACCTCGGCGATGCGCTGCTCGATCTGATCCTGCTTCTGGCGCATCATGATATTGCGCGTAATCGCTTCGATCGCCTGGTCGCGACTCTGCCACTCCTGCTCTTCCTCGCTCGTGAAGACGTCGCGGCCTTCCTTGGCGATCGTGGCGAGCATGCCGGCGTTTTCTTCGTGGAGGCGTTGCCGCTTCTCGATCAATTCCTTGATCACGGCGGTTCCTTTCCTTCCGCCGTGCGAGCGCAAAAGAAAACAGGCGCGACTCAGCCGGCGGATCGTGTTGGTGATCCGCATCGGTGAATCGCGCCCGTCTCGCGGGAGCGACGTCACACATGTAGCTATGTCGGGGCCGTCACGCGGCCCCGGAAAACTCTACCTAGTCGGCGACGCTAGCGTTTCGCTCGGATCATTGCAAGTTCTTTCTGCCACTTCGCGGCGCGAGCGTCCAAAGCCGCCCGCCGCTGGTCAAGGTTGGCCACTCCCAGCGCACTCCGCATGCTTCGCATCCCGACCTCCACGTCCGTCTGCTCGTACGCCGGCATGGAGACAACGGAGACCTCAAGCACGCGCATGTCGTTCAGATACCGCGTGGGCGGGTCAGTCGCCGTATCCCACTCCTGCCAGTCGCGCTCGGTCTCGAAGGCGAAGCTCATGCCGGTGACGTCGCCGCGCTCGATCAGGCGCATGAGATCGGCATGCTCGCGGATATCCGGATGGGGGTCGATCTCGACCTTGAGCCCGCGCTGATCGACGATCGCCCGGAGCGTCCCCGAGGAGAGCCGACCGAGTACCCGGCCGGGGTCGTGATCGTAGAACGCTCGGAGATCGATCTTCTCCTTGAGCGTCCGCTGGATGGCTTGCGGCCGGATGATCTCCTGAAAGCCGCCAGCCCAGCCCCGGATCACAAGCGACGGCGCATTGAAGACGATCGCGTGGCCGCGGATGACTGATCGACCGGACGTCGAATCCACGGTCGCGCGACCCTCGTACTTCCGGACTTCGCGGATGAGATTAGGCGGCGGTGGCATGGACGGCCTCCTGAAGGAGCGCGAGAACGAGCGCGCTCGGTCGATCGTTTTCCCAACTACTCGCGAGCTGAGCGACGGCCTCAGCGAGGTTCTCGGGCGACTTGGCGAGCAGGGCGGCGAGCGCCTCCTGCGACTCCCGGACATAGCGCTCGACGAGCGCTCGGATCTCAGTTTCCGTGTCGGCCTCGCGGCCAATCAAGGCGTAGTGCAGACGCATCGACGGGCCGAGAGCGCGGACGGCGTAGTCAGCCTGGAGCGTGTAAAACTTACCTACCCACGCCGCGAGCTTCTCCGGTGAGCTGGCGGCGCGCCGGAGCCTGTCTCCCTCGCGCCGGACGAAGGCTCGAGTCTCCCCCTCAATCAAGGCGAGAAGTCCCGGCAAAACGGCGCCGAGGCGGCCTGAGAGCGCCTGGCGGGATGACTCCCCGGCTTCCAGGCGGGCCAGGACGGGGCTGAGATCGGGCGGGGGAGGCGGCTCCGGTAACGCGGCGAGTCGTTCCTGGATTCCGAGCAGGACTCTCCCGGTCTCGGTGAGGCTCTCGGCTAAGGCAGCCACGTCCC